TTTAAGACCGCCTTATACACATGAAAAAACTTATAGTTGGTACAATGTTTATAATTTGCCTTCGCAAGAATTATTAGATGAATTTAAAGTGCCTGATGTTGGTTATAAATATCATGTTTGGCACTCTATAAAATACAATACTGTTACTGCAAAAAAACAGTTGAAACTTGTTATTGAAGATAATGAACTTACAAGTAATTATCAAGAACATCCTAATACCTTTATTCCTAGACCAGAAGTGCCTGTATATTCTCCAAAATATCGTTCTTTCTTTTTTGCAAAAATATTTAACGAAGATGGTACAGAAGCAGATCAATACGATGTTTTTTTTGTAACTACGAAAGAAATTATGAAAGAGTTTTGTGAAGAAAAAGGTTTGTCTTTTCCTATGCCAGAAAGCAGAGAAGATGATTTTGTTTGGATTTATGGACTTGTCTATGATAAAAATACTTTAGAAATACAACAAGTTAAAGGATATGTCCGCTATCCTACAGAAGAAGGCGAATGGCTCTAAAGCTAGATACAAAACAAATTGATAAAAAATTCTATAAAAAAATAGAAGAAGAAAAAATTTTAAGAAAACAATTTGTAAAAAAATTTCATAACTAAGATATAATTTAAAATTATGGCAGATACATTTACCACAAATCTAAACCTTACAAAGCCTGAAGTTGGGGCCAGTACAAACACATGGGGCGGAAAAATAAATAATGATCTGGATGCAGTCGATGGTATTTTTAATTCTGGCGGTGATGGAACTTCTGTTGGCTTAAATGTAGGTTCAGGTAAAACTTTAAAAGTTGGCGGTATATTAGATGTAGATGGTCAGATTGACTGTGAAGGTGGAACTATTGATAACACTACTATTGGCGCAAGTACAGCAGCGCCAGGAAGTTTTACTACTCTAAATTCTAATGGCCTTGCTACCTTACAATCTATAAGTTGTCCTGGCACAGCTACTTTAACAACAGTAGATATAGATGGCGGTGCAATAGATGGCACACCAATAGGCGCAAATTCCGCTAGTACAGTCGCAGCAACAACTGTAACTGCTTCATCACACATCAATACTACAGGTGGACAAGTTCAAGTAAATGGCACGAATATTTTTGAAAAAATATATCCAGTAGGTTCAATTTACATAAATGCAACAAACAGCACTAATCCTGGAACTTTATTAGGTTTTGGCACATGGACAGCTTTTGGACAAAGTAGAGTTTTAGTAGGCGCAGAGTCAGGCGTATTATCTGCTGGAGTAACATTTGGTGCAAACGAACACAGTCAAACTTTATCTGTTTCTCAATTACCAGCACACAAACACGCATCGCCACACTCTGATTGTCAAAACTATAATTCTGTTCAAGGTTACACTAATAATAATCAACCGCTTAACAGATGGTGTGATACTGATGGTATAGCTTCTAATGCACCAGCACCAACAACAGGCTCAACAATCTATAACACATCTGGAACAGCGCAAACTCAATCACAATTAACAACAGATGCTAGACAACCTTCTATCGTTGTTTATATGTGGCAAAGAACAGCATAGCAAAGGTAATATATGGCCTTAGTAGAAATAACACCGCCTGCCGGAATAGTAAAAAATGGTACAGATTACGCCAACAAAGGTCGTTTTGTTGATGGCGATTTAGTTCGTTTTGAAAATGGGTATTTAAAACCTTTGGGCGGTTGGACACTATTTAGGCAAAATCCGGTTGGTACTTTTTTTTCTGCTACAGTAACAACAACTGCATCTAGCTCAACTTTAACTATTACAACTTCTTCTGCGCATGGCTTGTTAGCTAGTGCAAAAATATTTTTAGAAGATTTTGTTGCAACAGGCGGTTTAACAGCAGCTCAAATTAATGGCGAATACACTATAGCTACTGTACCTTCTACAACAACTTTAACTATTACTTCTAGCGGTACTGCAACTGCAACAGCTACTTCAGCTTCAGCAAGGATTATTGAGCCAGCAGTTCCTATAGGTATGTATTCTTATAAAGCTAATAATGGCGAAGAAATTTTAGCTATTGGTACAAGATCAGGTGTAAATGTTTTATATGACAATAATTGGTACGATGTAACACCAGTAGGCTTTGTTGGCGATGATGTAATAACATCTTTAGGTTATGGGGCCTTTCACTATGGAGTCGAAGATTGGGGAGATGCAAGAAGTACATCTGGAATACAGTTTGATACTAAAAGTTTTTCTTTTGATAACTGGGGAGAAGATTTAATTTTTTGCCATCCAGCAGATGGCAAAATATATCAATGGCGACCAAACACAGCAACAGCGAGTCCAGACACAATAGCAACTGCAATTTCTGGCGCACCTACAGGTTGTCAAGGAATTATAGTAAGTAATGAAAGGCATTTGATAGCTTTAGGATCTAGTGGCGATCCTAGAAGAATAGCCTGGTCTGATAGAGAAGATAATACTACTTGGACTGCTTCTGCTAGAAATACAGCAGGAGATTTACAAATTCCTACAGGTGGTCAGGCAAACTATGCAAAAAAATTTGGCAACGATATTATTATTTTTACTGATGTTGGTATAAACAAGTTGTACTATGTAGGTAGTCCATTTGTTTATGGCATACAAGAAGTAGGAGTAAATTGCAAAGCAATAAGTCCTAGATCAATCGTATCGTCAGGTGGTTTTTTGTCTTGGATAAGTGAAAATTCATTTTTTACTTACAATGGACAAGTGCAAGAACTTAAATCAGATGTGCATGATTTTATCTTTGACAACATACAACAAAGAACACAACAAGCTACACATGGCGCACACAATATAGATTTTAACGAAATATGGTGGTTCTTCCCGGTTGGAGATACAGACCAACTTACGCCTAACAGATATATTATTTGGAATTATTTAGCAAATGTTTGGAGTATTGGAGAACTAGATAGAGGTACTTGGATAGATCAAGGTGTTTTTAATAATCCGATTGCTTGTGATAAAAATGGTTTTGTTTATGAACACGATAAAAGACCTTTGTTTAATTCTCCTGGTTTGGGAACAAGAAAACCTTTTTGTCAAACAGGGCCTTTAGAAATAGCAAATGGGGATAGAGTAGCTCAAGTAAATCAAATTTTACCTGACGAAGAAACTACAAGTTTGCCAGCAATAACTTTAAGTTTTACTGGTCGTTTTACACCACTAGGTACAGAAACAGATTTTGGTAGTTTTTCTTTTAATTCTGATGGTTACACCGATGCTAGATTTTCTGCAAGACAAATTCAAATGAAAATAGAAGGCTCAGTTACACAAGACTTTCAAGTTGGAAAAATAAGATTAGATGTGCAACCTAGAGGTCGCAGATGATTGATCCGGCTAGTAAAAATCAATATATTCAACTTGTAACTAATGCTCAACTTGACGTAACCGGCACTTCTTCTTTAGAAACAATTTACACCGCACCAAGCGGTACAGACTTTGATTTTGCAATTATTGAGTCTATTTTAGTAGGCGATGATAATGGACAAGCAACTACAGTTGATATTGTTGTAACAACAGGTGCTTCCAATCATTATTTATTTAAACAAAAAAATATAGCAGCAAACGAAACAGTAGAATTATTAAGTAGAGATTTAGTTTTAAAATCTGCACAAGTTCTTAAAATACAAGTAAGTCATGCAAATATTAATGTTTTTGTAAGTGTGGTTGAATATGCAAAAGGCGATTAAAGAAGAAGATTGGCAATATCATTGGGAATACTCTAAAAAGTTTATTGAGCCAGCTCTTAAACATCAAGACTCCTATACAATAGAAGATATAGAAGATAAAATAAGACATGGATTTTTCCATTTATGGCCAGGCAAAGAGTCTGCTTTTGTTACAGAAATAGTACGTCTGCCACAAATTACAATTATGAATTTGATGTTTTGTGGCGGTAATTACGAAGAACTAGAACAAATGCTAGAGTCTATAGAAAAATTTGCTAAAGCTATAGGCGTAAAAAGGCTTTATGGTGGTGGTCGCAAAGGTTGGGTACGCAAGATAAAACATCTTGGTTTCCAAGAAGAAAGTTTAATTGTTAAAGAATTATGAGCGCAGGAAAATCAAAAACATCTGAAAGAGCTGTAGTACCTGACTATTTATTAGATCTTTATACCAAAGCATCTGAAGTTGGTTTAGAAGGTGCTGATATGCCTTTTAAACCTTATGCTGGACAAATGGTAGCTGGTCTGACACCAGACCAAATAAAAGCCATGACAACCACAAGGAGTATATTCGACCAGAGCATGGGTTTTGATCCTAGAAGCGCAATAAGTGGTTTAATAAATAGAGAAAGTCCAAATGTAGAGTCAGCTTCTTTAATGGATGGTTTATCAGATTATCAAAGCAGATTAGAAGATGATGTTATAAATTCTTATTTAGCTGATGCAAATAGGCAAAGAGATATATTACAGTCAAGAGCGCAAGATAAAGCTATACAAGCTGGTGCTTTTGGTGGTAGTCGTTCTGCTGTATTAGAGTCAGAAGCTACAAGACCTTTAGATGAAATTACCTCGCAAACGATTTCCGGTCTTAGATTAAAAAGTTTTCAAAATGCTGCACAGTTAGCTAATATGGATGCACAAAGAAAGCAACAAGCAAATCTTTTAGCACCACAGTTAGGTTTAAGACAACTAGGCTTACAAGCTAATTTGTTGGGTGGTCAATTAGCAGACCAATATAGAAATCTTGGATTACTCTCTAGTATTGGCGAACAACAAAGGCAAATAGATCAAGCTAATTTATTAGCAGCTAGAGATGAATTTGATAGAGAACTTGATTTCCCAGCAAGACGTTTAGCAATACTAGGCGCAGCTTCCGGGCAAATATCTCCTTCTGTTATTGGCAGAGATAGTAAAACAAAATCTTTCTCAGTAGATGCTATGGATGTCTTTAAAGGCATGACAGGTCTAGGCGCTCTTGGTATGGGCGGTGGCGGTCTTGGTGGTCTTGGTGGTGCTGGTGGTAGTCTTTTGAATACTGCTAGTGGTTATTTCACAGGTGGCGCATCCGATCCTTTATTTGGTGGCGGATTAGGTGGCGGATTATTCAGTATAGGGCCATAAGATATGGTAGTTAGATTTATTCCCCCACAACAAAACGTTTCTAAAGGACTTTTAAGTTCAGACGATCCTTTGACTCCTAATAGCTTACTTATGCCAAGTACACTTGATTTACCTGTGCAAAGAGAAGATGAACAACCAAATCTAATGCCTAATCAAAATACAACAACAAATGTTATGCCAGGTAATGAACTTACTGGCAGACAAAAATTTTTTAGAGGAGTAAGAAACTTAGGATTAGCTTTACAAGGCATTAATCCAAATGCTTATGATTTACAAAATCAACAAATTGCAGCACAAAGACAAAAACTTATTGACGATGCACAATTTCAACAAGATAGAAGAAATATTTTTAAAAATACAAATAGAGCAGATTTTGCAGAAGGTACTATTGGCGACAAAATGTATTACAGAGATTTAGCAAATAACTTTATGCAGCTTGGAGATCCTGATGTAGCTTTAAAATTTGCAGAGTTAGCAAAACCTGTAAATGATGTTGAAGCAAAAAAAATGGCTTTGGATCAGAACAAATTAGAAGGAAAAGAATGGAGTAGTGTAAAAAAAGGAATACAAAACTTCAGACAAATTATAGATGCCGCACAAGATGATAGTGGGGCAGCAGCTTATTCTTTAATGATTAAATATATTAAAAACCTAGACGACTCAGTTGTAAGAGAAGGGGAAGTAAGAACTTTTGGAAACTTTCAAGGTATTTACCAAAACTTTCTTAACGAGTTTCAAAAAGCTAGTGGTAAAGGTTTTACACCACAAATTAGAAATAACCTAGTGCAATTAGCACAAAAATCTGTGCAATCATTAGTAAATGACTGGGACACTTATAAAGCGAACAAGACAAACGATTTATATACACCTTTAGGAATTGATGCAAACCAAGTGTTTGCTGGCTTTGGTTATGAAAGAGAAGTAAATGCAGAAGGACAACCAACCGATGTTCTGTTCAAAACATACACAGTAGATGATTTTGAAGGTAAAGGTACAGATACTTTTGCAGATGATACTTACAAACCAAGAAATACTTTTAGTTTTTTAGGCGGTTCTGAATAATGGCACAAATAGAAACTAGAGGACAAATATTAGATGTGCCAGATAATTTTGCTGATCTTTCTGCAAGAGAACAAGATGATTACATAGATGAAAAATTAGGCCCTAGCACTTTTACAAATGTTTTAAGATCAGCTATTGGTCAAGGCCTAGCTTTAGGCTTTGGCGATGAAGTTGAAGCATTTGTAAGATCGTTAGGTAGTGATAGGAAATACTCAGAACTTGTAAAAGAAGTAAGAGGAGATATAGACAGATTTAGAGAAGAAAGTCCTGTTCTTGCTTATGGCTCAGAATTACTTGGTGGCGCACTTACAGGTGGCGCTGGTCTTGGAAGAACTGTTGGCTCTACTGCTTTAAGATCTGCTGCTGTAGGTGCTGGCTATGGTGCTGGTCAAGCAGATGGCGATATACAAGATAGATTACAAGGTGCAGCACTTGGTAGTGTGCTAAGTGGCTCTATGGGTGCTGCTGCTAAAAAAATATTACCAGGCGTGTCTGCACAAGCTAGACAATTACAAAAAGAAGGAGTTGAACTAACACCTGGCATGGCATTAGAAGGAGTGGTTGGTAAAGGTGTAAAAGAACTAGAAGAAACTCTTACCTCATTACCATTACTTGGAACTGGCCCTGCATTTATGAGAACGAAAGAAAGTTTTACTAAATCTATAATTAACAAGGCACTAAATGATATTGATGAAACTTTGCCAAATAATCTTTCTATAGATGATGCGACATTATTTCTTACCAACAAAGTAGGCAAAGCATTAGATAATTCTATTGAGTCTTTAAAGATAAAAGATGCGCAAAAACTTACTTCCCAAATGGAGTCCTTACTTAGAAGGGAAGGTGCGTTTAGTCCAAGTGAAATAAAAAATATAAAAAATTCTTTATTCAAAACAACTTTTAGTAAAGCATCTGACAATCAACTTACAGGTAAAAGTTTGCAAAATGCAGATGAAGTTTTAAGAAAAAAAATAAATAGATTTGGCAGTTCTACTGATGCTGTGCAAAGAGAACAAGGAGATGCTTACCGAAAACTTTATAAACTATTTGAAGATACTCTAAAAAAAGATAACACAGCATCCGATGTGTCAAAATATCTTCAAGCTAAAAAAGCATACGCTAAAGAACAAGTTATTAGAAAAGCATCAACCGCTTCAGTTAAAGATGCAACTTTCACTCCTGGACAACTTTTACAAGCATCTAAATCAGCAGATAAAAGCGCACAAAAAGGTATGACTTTTCAAGGCAAAGGATTACTACAACCTGAAGGCAGAATAGCGCAAGATGTCATTGGACAAAATGTAGGCGACTCTGGAACTGCTGGTAGATTGTTAGGCACAGGTTTATTATTAGGCGGTGCTTCTTTTGTAAATCCTGCGGTAGGGATCGCAGCCGGATTAGGTGCATCTGCATATCGTAATCCTCTTACACAAAGAGCCTTGTTAGAAGCATTAGGTCAGGGCCAACAACTAGGGAGATTAGCGCCAATACTAGGCGGTTACACAGCAAACCGAGATTAATGAAAAAATAAAATGTCCAGAGCCACAGAAAGAATTGGCAGAGCTGGCGAATATGCTGTGGCAAGTTTTCTGAGTCTGCAAAGCGATACAGTACATATTCTTCCACATGGCAGTCATGCTGACATAATCTTTGAAATAGACGACACCATATACAAGTGCCAAGTGAAAACTGCTGCTATAAAAAAAATGTGCCACAAGACACATAAAAGAGTGAATTGGTGTTTTGATATGCGCAGAGGTGCAAACACAAAAATAAGAGATTATAAAAAAGGCATGGTTGATCTTTATGCTTTTTGTTGTTTGGAATACAACACCATAATATTTAAAATTTTTGAAAATGATAAAAGAACTAAAATAACTTTTAAAGACTCTATGATGAAAAACATAAATCCT